GGCTTATACGAGTGAAGAACGGTTGAATGTGAAACATTAAATAAGATTGATTATGAACTCAATAAACGAAAACGGTTGCAGCGTATGCCAGCCCGGTAAAGAGAATTACACTACCTACAACACCAAGTTGCGAGGTAAGAGAGTGAGAATGTATCAGTACGACTACCGTACTGAAAGCGGTGAATTGTTTTCTTGTTGTGCACCTACCTTAGAGGCATGCAGAGAAAGACGGGATAAATGGCTCAATTCGCAACAATAAGTCGATTGTTGCGTATAGCGGTTGAAGATGTTTCATTATCTTTGGTTGTGGTAGTACCTTTGGGATACTATCGCGGGGTGTAGCAGTGGTAGCTTTTCACTTTGACTTGGTGAAGGTCGGTTGTTCGATTCAGCCCCCCGCAACTATTGAGTATTAATTTAAATTTGACACGATTATGAACATTCTTACATTAAGCATCAAACAGAAGTATTTCGATGAAATCTTGGCAGGCAAGAAAACCCACGAATACCGTGAAATCAGACCAACTAACGCTAAGAAGTATATCACTTACCTATGTGGCGGTAAAGAATATCCGGCTGATGCAGAACTGCCTGAAGAAGGTGAGGTAGAATTGAAGCCTATCAAGTACGATGCAATCAAGCTTCTGACAGGTGCATATACAGGTAAACGTCCTTATATTATCGTTGAAGTGAAAGCAGCAGAAGCTGTTATTCTCACAGATGAAAACGGTAATGATATTGTTTACGAACATCAAGGCGAAGAATATCTTGCTGCACAAATGAATTATACTTTGGGCAAGATATTAGAAAAACATATAGATTGATTTGTTTAACTTTTAAAATTAGAAAGCAGAGTCGCAAGAAGAATTAACAGAGTAGCCGGGCCTCGCAGAAATATGAATGGTGCAGGGGCAGGTGGTAGATTGGTTGCCAATCGTAGAGGTACAGCAAGTGCCACACAGTTAGGATCACGCAGACAGCGTTACAGTGATCTTCGTACTTCATTTGGTTTAAGCGGTGGTTAGCTATGAGCAAGGTAGAACAAGCGAACCGGTATATAGACCTCATTCGGGTAAAATCGAATGAGGCTTTACTGTTTTTATCACTTGGTAAGGATTCGCTTGTTCTGCTTGATTTAGTCTATCCAAAGTTTGACCGGATTGTTTGCGTGTTCATGTACTTTGTCAAGAATTTGAATCATATTAACCGTTGGATAAACTGGACTAAAGCTAAGTATCCGAAGATAGAGTTTGTTCAAGTACCACATTGGAACCTTACTTATATTCTCCGTGGCGGTATGTATTGTGTGCCAAATCCGAAAGTAAAGCTATTGAAGTTGGCAGATGTGGTAAAGGCTATGCAGCTTACTCATGGAGTTTATTATACATTCTTGGGCATGAAAAAAGCTGATGGTATGAATCGTAGGCTTATGTTGAAAGGGTATGAGGTAAACGGTTACGAGAATAACGGTATGGTTTATCCTTTGGCTGATTGGACACAAAAGGATATTCTTGCTTATATGAGGCAGCACAATTTACCCGAACCAGTTCGATATTCATTGAAAGCCAGTTCGGGAGTAGGTTTCAATCTTGATTGTATGCTTTGGATGGAGAAGAATTACCCGCAAGATTTACAGAGAATTTACAGAGTTTTCCCGATAGCTGAAAGAGTGCTTTGGGAGTATCATAATCAACAAAATTAATAAGGAGGATTGCTGAGTCAGAAAAAGAAAGACAAGAGAACAGATATATGCTCAGGCAGAAAGATTGAGCGAAGCTAACTGGAGAAGAAAAAATACATGGAGTAGCAGTGCTGCAAGCAGGCGTGCAAAACAATCTCGTGATAATCTTATAGCAAGAGCCGAAAGGAATACTCTTCGGCAGAGAGGTTTCGGTCTAAGTAATGGCTAATATGGAATTATCAAAATACATAAAGAGTGAATCGGTGGAACTTAATCGTTCTGCCATTCACTTTGCGGATTATAATCCCCGAAAACTATCTGATGAATCACGTAAGACACTGAAACGTGGCATCAAGAAATTCGGATTGGTAGGTGGAATAGTTGTGAATAAGCGTACCGGGCTTACCGTAGTCAGCGGGCACCAGCGTTTGTCTATCATGGACGAATTGCAAAAGTTTCCCGATAACGACTACCGCATTCGTGTCGATGTCATAGACGTGGACGAGCAGCAGGAAAAGGAGTTAAACATTCTAATGAACAACCCTAATGCACAAGGGACATGGGATTTTGACGCTCTTGCCCGTATTGTTCCTGATATTGACTGGAAAGATGCAGGTCTGACCGATGCAGACTTGAATATGATTGGTGTCGACTATCTTTTGCAGACCGAAGAGGAAAACTCTATTGCGGATGCTTTGTCTGATATGATGGTCCCAGTTTCCGAACAGAAAGAAGCCGATAAAGCCGCCAAGCAGTTGGAACGTGTCGAAAAGGTTGCCCACATGAAAGAGGTCAAACATCAGGTGAAAGAAAACGCACAGAAGCAAGCCGAGAACATGGATGCCTATGTGGTGTTGTCCTTTGATACCTATGAAGCTAAAGCCGCTTTCTGCGAAAGGTTCGGGTATGAACCAGATATGAAGTTTATAAAGGGAGAAGTTTTTGATGAACAAGTAGAAAGAATAGATTAATTATTGGGAGGAAAGCTGAGTTAGAAAGAAAACATATAGCCAGTTATATCAGCAGTCCAGACGAATAATGTACAACGCTGGAAGACAATACGGGTTAGGTTCTGCAAGACAAAGAAACATAAGGGATAGAACGAAATCCATAATGGGAAGATATGCTGAGAAAATAGATAGCTATTTCTCAAAAAGAGGAGTTGATGTCTATGGAAACAAGCCAATTTCTCGCCGTGTCTATATGGGTAACAATAACGGTTAAAATTATGATTGGCGATTTTATACTTTGGATAAGGAATGTTCTAAAGCAAAACCTGTTTTGTGTTTCATCATTATGTTTGGAAAGGTAGTGTGATGTTCTCTGAGTTCAGGTATGAACAATGTGAGAAATGTGGAAAATTAAAGAAGTAATATGAGCAATAGTGAATCTCAAAATAGAAAAGGTAAAGGAGGAAGAAAGCCTAAGTTTGATTATACAAGCGAGGAATTTCTTTCTCTCGTGGAATCGTATGCCAAAAAGGGATTCACTGACAAGGAAATTGCTTATGCCATAGGGATTTTGCCTCAAACATTCTGCGAAAAGAAAAGTGAGTACACCGAAATATCCGAAGTCTTAGCGCGTGGGCGCGCGGCAATCAATGCCACTGTAAGGGCTAAATTCCTTGCAATGGCTCTCGGTGGCATAAAAACCAAAAGCACCGTGGTAAGAAAGCTCCGTGATTCAGAAGGGAATTTGACGGGCGAAGATGAATTACAAGTTAGCGAAAGCGAGTTGGCACCAAACTTGCAAGCAATGTCTGTTTGGCTGTACCACCACGATGAGGATTGGAGAAAGGTTGAACGCAAGCAGGATGAAGACGCTGATATTCCAACAGACATAGAGCATGGCATCAACATTGATTCCTGGATTAAAGACAAGCTAAAATGATAGTACCCCAAGAAATTTACCATCCATTATACGAGGATAAGGAAAAATTTATAATTCTTATTACCGGTGGGCGTGGTAGCGGAAAGTCTTTCAATGCTTCTACTTTTATTGAGCGGTTGACTTTTGAAATGACTCCTGTAGAGAAGATTGTGCATCAGATTCTTTACACCCGTTACACGATGGTTTCTGCCGGTATGTCTATCATCCCCGAAATGATGGAGAAGATAGATTTGGACGGTACCACGAAATATTTCAAGACCACAAAGACGGACATAGTCAATAAGATGACTAAGAGCCATATCATGTTCCGGGGTATCAAGACTTCTTCCGGGAACCAGACAGCAAAACTGAAATCCATTCAAGGCATTACGACTTTCGTCTGCGATGAAGCGGAAGAGTGGACAAGCGAAGATGAGTTCGACAAGATAATGCTCTCCATTCGCAAGAAGGGTATTCAGAACCGGATTATCATTATAATGAACCCATGTGATTCCAATCACTTCATCTACAAGAAATACATTGAGAAAACTCACAAGCTGGTAGAGATTGACGGTGTGCAGGTTCAGATTTCCACTCATCCGAATGTGCTCCACATTCATACGACTTACTTTGATAATTTGGAGAATCTTTCACCGGAGTTCCTGAAAGAGGTAGATGACATGAAGGTGAGTAATCCTGAAAAGTATGCTCATGTGGTTATCGGCCGGTGGGCTGACGTTGCAGAAGGTGCTGTGTTCAAGAAGTGGGGAATTGTTGACGAGTTCCCGGCTTGGGCAAAGAAAATTGCTTTCGGGCAAGACTTCGGTTATACGCATGACCCGTCTGCTTCCATTCGTTGTGGTATCGTTGATAACGCCCTTTACTTGGATGAAGTGGATTACCGTACTGGATTGCTTTCTTCTGACATCATCAAGACTCTTCGCCCGTGGGGATTGAAAGTCATTGCCGACAGCGCAGACCCACGTTTGATTCAAGAGATACACAACGGAGGAATCAAGATATATGCCGTAGAGAAAGGTGCAGGCTCTATCAATGCCGGAATTGACAAAATGAAAGATATGGAGATTTATATAACCAAACGCTCGTACAACTTGCAAAGCGAGTTCAGAAAGTATGTTTGGGCAAAGGATAAGGACGGGAACTATATCAACGAACCGGAAGACCATGATAATCACGGAATAGATGCTGTACGTTACTATGTATTGGGTGAGCTTCTTGGTAAGATTCAGAAGCCGAAAGATTTAACAGGAATATTCACGCATTAAAAATATAAACTATGCCATTGAATTTAGAAGAAATATTAGCACTCCCTGACATCGGGCAGAAGATAAACTACCTGAAGAAAGGTAGAAAAACTGAACTTCCCGACTGTTGTAAACTTTGGGACGATTGGAATCCGGAACGCCATGAAATTATGGTTGACAAAAAGAAGTATCCGGACAGAAAGGTTCTTGAAAAAGAAGCTGAGAAACACTTCGATGAAAAAACTGGTAAGACTTATGAAATCGAAGCAAAGTATAAGACTGAACCGGTGAACCGTATCTCCATTCCATTGGAACAGGATATAGTGAACATTCAAACTGCTTTCACAGTCGGCACAGAACCGTCTATGGATTGCACTCCGACTGATGATGATGAAAAGAAGCTGCTGGATGCGGTAAAGGCTGTATTCAAGTCTAATAAAATCAAATATCAGAACAAGAAGGTTGTCCGTGCCTGGCTCTCCGAACAAGAAGCGGCAGAATATTGGTATGTTACCGATGATGATTCGTTTTGGGCGAAGTTCTGGAAGAAAGTTAAGACTACGTTCGGTGGCAAGGTCAAGCCCACCAAGAAACTGAAAAGCGTGTTATGGTCTCCATTCAGAGGTGATAAGCTATACCCGTTCTTTAACGACGAAGGTAAAATGATTGCTTTCTCACGTGAGTATAAAAAGAAGCTCATGGATGATTCGGAGGTCACCTGCTTTATGACTATCACGGACAAAATGGTTTATCAATGGGATTTGTCTAAAGGGTATGAAGAAAGAACTCCTTTTACTCATGGATTCCCAAAACTACCGGTTCTCTATGCTTATCGTCCAGAACCTTATTGCAAGAAGATAAAGACATTCCGTGTCCGGCTGGAAAAACTGTTATCCAATTATGCTGATTGCATCGATTATCATTTCTTCCCATTGCTGAAGCTAATTGGAGATGTAGAGGGTTTCATGGGTAAGGTTAAGGATAGAATGGTCAAACTTACAGGTGAAGGTGCGGATGCTCAATATCTGACGTGGAACCAAGCAAATGATACCGTAAAATTTGAGGTAGAAACCCTCTTTGAGAAAGCATATTCTATGACGAATACACCACAAATCAGTTTTGAAAAGTTGAGCGGTGCTGGAAATGCCTTGTCCGGAGTGGCTTTCGATTACGTGTTTCTTTCGACACATTTGCAAGTTCAAAATCATGCCGAGGTGATAGGTGAGTTCTTGCAAAGGCGTGTGAACTTCATTGTCTCTGCTTTAGGCTCTATAAATCCATCTGAATTTAACAAAGCATCTGAAACGATAGATATTAGTACAGAAGTTGTTCCGTATCGCCTTGACAATTTAGAAGATAAAGTCAATGTAGCTGTAAAAGCTGTATCGGGTGGTGTATGGTCGCAGCGACATGGAGTAATGTTCGCTGGAAATATTGACCGCATCGAAGAAGAAATCGCAGAGATAAAAGAAGAACAAGAAGAAAAAAGAAACGCCGAAATGCAGAAACAAAGCATAAAGAAAGGGGAGTGAAATCACTCCTCTTTGTATCTCCATTGATAGCCCTTGTGCTTCTTTATTTTCCCATTACAGCACATTGAAATGCCCGAATGGTGCGCACCAGTTGCGCGTGTCGCTTCATTCAAACTATCAAATGAATTTATAATTTTGCCGTCTTTTAATTGTAGAACAGCTCGTGAATTATGGTGGTTTTTGCCAGTCTTTTGCTTTCTACCAAGAACCCTATATGCGTGTAGTAAGTTTTCACCATCAGTAACCCATTCAAGATTAGTAACGCAATTATTGGTTTTATCACCGTCTATGTGGTTTACTTGTGGTAGGTTTTGCGGATTAGGTATAAAAGCATTTGTGACCAAGCGATGAACTTTAAATATGCGCTTTCTGCACCATACATTCAAATACCCCTTTTTGCTTTTTATGGGTATTAAAATGCGTCCATCTCTAAACCAATATCCTTTACCGTTCCAGCATTTCTTTGGCAAGGATTTTACCCTACCTAAATTTGATACTTGATAATCGCCTTCGTACCCTTCAATGTCTTTCCAAACTTCGTCCATATTCTTTTTTGCTTTAAAGTTAATAAATAAAAGGCAGCCTTTAAAGTCATGCGAAGGCTACCTTTGTACAATGGTGTATGTTTAGTTTTTAAATATTAGCTTATACAAACCCGAAGTCGGTGACGAGAACATTGGTGCACGCCCGGCTATCACCATCCGTTTGCGTTCTTCTGGAAATACGTCTTTCAGCTTCTCAATATTGCTTTTCAAACGGTCTTCTGTAAAAATACAACCGCTTGCCTCTTCAAGCATGAAGTCGTTAATCACTTTTATTAATCCCTGTACATAAAGGTTATTTATGTCAATTACTAATTCTTCTGTTTTCATATTCGTTATATTTATGTGTTTATACTTAATTTCGTTTACCACTGTTATTATGCGATTTTAACAAGGTTGCATTTCTTGAAACAACGCCATTCTTCTTTTTCAGTGTCAAAGTACACCTGGCAATTATCAGCCGTTTTCTTTGTACCTTTTGTTTCGGGTACTCTGTCACTCATTAAAGTGCCAAAGGCTTGACGTAGCGTACCGTCTGTCTTTTTGAAGTAAAACTCTACTATCTTCACTTTCAAAGCCGCTTTCAGTTTTAAATTAGCCCATGCGCATTTCAATGCTTCACTCATTGAATAACCGTTCTTGCGAACAAAAGACCATGCCATAGACATAACCTCTTTCATCTGACTTCTAAATTTTGTGCTCATACTCTTATATTTTATGTGTTATACTTTTAGTTATCATTTCTATACCACAAAGTAAACTATAAGTATTCAATTAGCAAAAAGAATATAGTTAATAAATAATAAAATGAATAGTTTTAGTTGTCTTTTGTGGTTAATATGAAAACTTTGAGTAATTTTGCTATAAATAAAGAGTATAAACTAAAGATATACATATATGAGATTTAGAATTTTAGAACTCTGCAAAGAAGCAGGAATCAACCAAACAGAGCTGGCTGATAAAATAGGCTTATCACGCGTTGGTCTATCAAAAGCCATTAATGGAAATCCCACTATTAGCACATTAGAGAAGATAGCCGATGCTTTGGGTGTTCCAGTAACTGAACTATTTGAAAAGTCAAACACTGGAGATATAGTAGGCTTCGTAAAAGTAGGCGATACCGTGCATGAAGTAAAGTCTGCGGAGGATGTGAGGGATTTAGCTGGAAAATTGTAACAAATAAAATATTAAAGATATGAAATGTCCACATTGTCAGGTAGAAGTAAATGTAAATTTCGCAGAAAAATACATAGGAAAATATGGAAATACTTTTTATAGTCTATTCTATATGAGATGTCCAAATAGTGAATGTGATAAGCCTATTGTACTTTTGGGAAAGGCAAACAATGCTGATAAATACCCAGACGGTACAATATCTATAGAAGAACAACCTTCCTGTAATTTTAAACAACTATTCCCTGTAGGAAGCGGTAGAATGCCTGCTGCCCCCGAAGTTGAATCTAAGTTTGCTGAAGATTATAATGAAGCCTGTTTGGTACTTCCATTCAGCCCTAAAGCAAGTGCAGCCTTGAGCCGTAGATGTTTACAAAATATTATCCGTCTGAAAGAAGGTATTAAAGAAAGGAATCTCAAAACGGAGATTGATAAGCTAATAGCAACTAATAAACTTCCATCATACATAAGCGACAATTTGGAAATAATACGTGGTTTTGGGAATATTGCTGCTCATGGAATGGAAGACCAAGTTTCTGGTGAAATATTAGATGTAGAACCTAATGAAGCAGAGTTCTTATTGGACGTTTTGGAACTTCTTTTTGATTTGTATTTTGTTCAAGCTGCTAAAGCTGTCAAGATGAAAGCTGCATTAAATCAAAAACTGACAAGCGCAGGACAAAAGCCTATACCATAAGTCGCATTGATGAAGAGCTGAAGGAAATCAAAGAGGAACAAGCAGCAAAGAATGAGCAAATCGGAGATAAGGGAAAGAAAAACGCCTCTTAGTTAGAAAAATTACGGGACTTATAGTTTTAGTATAAGAAAAATAGTTAGCGGTGGCTTCAAAGAGTTGCCGCTATTTTTTTGCTCTTTTAAATTATAAATATTAGAATATAATTTTGAATTATAGAATTATATATGTATTTTTGTCACACGATAATTGAGTAACCAATGAGAATATTTACCGAACAAGCATTAAAAGAATATGCAGAGAACCATCCCGATTCAAAGGTCGCTTTGCAAGAATGGACTACCATTGTGAAAAGAAGCAAGTGGACCTGTTTTGCCGATATTAAGAAAACGTTTAATAGCGTTGATAGTGTAGGTAATCAACACTATGTTTTCAATATCAAAGGCAATAACTATCGTTTGGTAGTAGTGATTAAATTCACTATTCAGTTTGTGTATATTCGCTTTATTGGTACTCATAAAGAATATGATAAAATAGATTGCGCTAATATTTAGGATTATGACAAAGATAGAAAATCAAGCCCAATATGAATGGGCGGTGAAAAGAGTAGAGGAACTTCTTCCATTAGTGAAAGATGATACTCCTTTGAATGACCCAAATAGCATAGAATTGGAGCTTCTTTCTAATTTGGTTGCTGATTATTCCGAAGAACATTTTGCATTGGGAGAACCAACACTTGTGGATGTTCTTAAACTTCGTATGTACGAAATGGGGCTTAATCAAAAATCACTTGCAAAGTTGGTTGGTGTCAGCCCATCACGATTAAGTGATTATATATCTGGTAAATGTGAACCAACCTTGAAAGTTGCTCGTGAGATAAGCCGGAAGCTAAATATTGATGCAAATATAGTGTTGGGAGTATAAGTATAAGTTTTTGTCGTGATATATTTTAGGCGTGATTCATTCGGTTTCACGCCTTTTTTTATACCATTTTACGACAATCGTTTTATTGTCGTGTATCACCTATCTGATTATTTCTCACCCTCTTTATAAATAGCGAAATTTACCGTAGAAATTTATAAATCAAATTCATACGGTATGACAATCTTAGAACAAATCTTAGCAGGGCTACAACAGAAATTCGCTGGGGTGGACACTGCTATCTTAACCCGAATTGCCACTAAGAAGGCAGAGGGTGTAACGGACGAGACAAAGGTAAACTCCATTGTTGAGGGTATCGGTTTTTCGGACGTGCTTAATTCCTATGGTGATTTCCGTGCTGGGGATGCTTCCAAGACCGCAGTTTCCAACTACGAGAAGAGACATAACCTTAAAGACGGTAAGCCAATCG